ATAGCAGCCATTGAAGGAGAGGGACGGCGTGCAGGCGCCGCGCTGCCCGTACCGTCCCGTAGCTACGCGGCTTCGTGGTTAGCTGACCTGCGGCCGGTCAACGATCCCGCACACGTCGTCGAACGTGTAGGTGACGCCGGTAACGCCCGACTGGTTGCTCGTGCCGAACACCCACCCCGTGGTGTTGTTCGCCGTCGCGCCAGCCTGGATCACTTCATAGCCGATCGGGCAGAAGTCCTGATCGGTTGAACCGGAGCCGGACGGTCCCATCGCGCCGAACTGTGGCGCGGTGAGGAAGTTGCCCGGCACCGTGACGGTATCGAGGTTCGCGACCTGGCCCTGGATCACTCGCAAGTTGCCCGAGTGATCGAAGCCGACCATGAAGACGCAGCCCTGGTTTGCGAGAACCGGGAGGAACGGCTTGCCAGTGGCGTAATCGACGGTCGGCGTCGCGGTGTTCGACAGCGCGGCAACCGAATACATCTTGCCGCGGATCGCGATGATGTTCGTCGTCGCTCCCCCCGCAAGGGTCTGCGTCAGGGTGGTGGTAGAGCCGGCGGCAAGCCCAGCCTTGGTCATGCACTGCGTGACCGGGGCGAATTGCAGATTGTCCATAGGAACGTCCTTTCGCGGCCAGCGGCCGACGGTGATCAGTGATTGCGGAGAGCGGAGGGGTTCAACCGGTCAGTGCGGTCGGATCAACCGAGCAGAGGTTGTTGATGTAGACCGTAGTTGCGGTGTCGAGCGGCGTGGTGCCCCCGGTAAAGGCCGACGCGTAGGTGATGATCAACATCCCCACCAACGCACAGTTTGACGGAGGCTGGGAGAACGTGACGCCGCCCAACGTCGCCGCCGGGTTGCCAGGCGACATCGTGACCACGCCGGCGCTGTTCACGTAGAAGACCGCCACGTTCCAGCCGCCAGCGGGAGTCGTGACGCCGGTGAGGGCCGGCAACACGGTTCCCGAGGGGATTTCGACCAGCACACCCTTGGCCAAGGCGTAGAAGTTGGACGCTCCGGTCGAAGCCGTTGTACTGCCGCCCGCAGTGATCACGAGACCTGCAGAGTTCAGCGGCCCGGACGAGAGATTGTCGACCAGGGGGTAGAGAATCTTCCGGAGATTCCAGCTTACCTTTCGCGAGGTCACCGCTTCGAGGTAGCGCGTCATGGTATCGAGCATGATGGTGTCCCTTCAGGTGACGCGCTGTTAGACGAGCACCTTCGAACCGACGAACCCGACTGCCATCCAGCCCTGGTTCTCGATCATGACGGCCTTCCACCAGATCGTGCCGGCGTAGCCGCGCTGGCCCATCGGGTCAGACTTCGACTTCTCGCCGGGTGGCAGGAAGGTCGGGTCCAGCGAGTCTTTGCCGCGCACCGCGATCTGGCCCCACGCGTCCTGCGCGGTGACGATGAAGGGATACACATCGATGTTGACGCCGGTGGTGGAGTAGAGGCCGGTTGCACCGATCACTGCGCCCGCGTCCTGGATCGATGGCAGGTCCGGCGTGGTGATGAAGCGGAACCGTTCGCACTTGCCGATCTCGTTCGGCATCGGGGTGCCCGACGCGTATGCCTCGCACGGGACGAAGTTTGGTAGATCCCGGATGTCGGGCTCCAGGTCCGTGTGGCAATAGACCGTGTAGCCTTCCGCGACAGGCTCCGTTGCGTAGTTCGGGCCAGCCTTCAGCACCTTGTTCACGGGCTTGCCGTGGTTGGCCTGCATGTTCTTGGCGATCTTGCGCACCAGGCCGAGGGTGATTGTGCCGGCGACTGTGCCGACGCTCGTCCCCTGGCCGCCGTAGTACGCATTGGTGCAGGCTCGGAGCGCACCGTAGATGATCATTTCGTTGACGAAGGTGACGCGCTCGCCAACCTGCTCGATCATCGCCTTGGGGATATCATCCTCGTACAAATCGTACGTCTTGTCGGTGAAGCCGTAGAGGCACGCGTACTGCTGGAGCACGACGGTGATGTCGTACGGCACGATCGAATCAGGAGCCGGTGTCACGCCTTCCTGGACCTGGTGGGCCTGGACAATGGCGTTGCCGCGGTCACCGGTGCCGTTCTGGAAGAACTGATCCTGTGAGCTGGCGCTGGTCGCCGTGGCGCCATAAGGCAGCCAGCGTCGCGCAACGTAGGTGTCCGAGTTGTTCTTCGGCATCGGCACCTGTCGCCCGGTGCGGCCGAGCACTTCGAGCGGCACCGCGTGCGACAGGATTTGCCCCTTGAACTTGTTGATTCTACCCGGGGTCAGGGTGAAGTTTTGCATCGCCATTGGTCAGTCTCCATCGGAGGGACGCGGCGCCATCGCGGCGCTGCTGGGTTTGGGTTGGGTGGTGATTAGCGAGACGCGTAGCCCGCTTCGAAGTCGTCATCCTCGGTTGGGGCCGGCAGCGGTTGGCCGCCGTCGCCGCGAGGTTTCACCGCACCCGCTATGCGCGCGGCCTGAAGCTGTGCCTTCAGGCTGGGCACTGGTGCCGGGGCTGCCTTGGTCTGTGTCTGGAACAGTTGGATCGCGCGCGAAATCACGGCGGCGGAGTTGGTGCCGTTGAGCTTCGCCTGGTACGCTGCATCCTTGGTTCCCAGCCATTTCCGGAACGCGTTGTTCGGGTCCGGCTGCTCTTTCGAGATGTCGACCTGGCCGACGATCTTGCGCCAGTCCGGGTAGTCTTCATCGAGCGCCTCTTTCTCCGCGTCCGACCTGAGTTTCGCAGTGTGCTCGGCGACGAGACGCTGCAATTGCTCGGGATCGTGTTCGGCGGTCGCCGGCGCTGTGCCGGTGATGCCACGCAGTGAGGCTTCGAGGCCCGCGCGGAAGTGGGCGGCGAGTTCCGGAAAATCCTTCTCCATCGCGGCGAAGGCGTCTTTCGGAATCTCCACCTTGAACCCACGCGGGGTGGCGCCTTGCAGGGAGGTGAGCACCTTCTGCATGTTGCCGATCGTACCGAACGCCTTGGATAGTTGCGCCTCGATCGATGCCGTCTTGGCGGCGGCAGCGTTCAAAGTGGTGAACTGTTCCTCGGTGATCTGGACGTGTTTCGGCTTGGGCGTAGGGGCTACGGCTGCGGCTGGAGTAGCCGGCTTCGCCTCAGTTTTCGGCTCGGTCTTCGGCTCGGTTTTCGGGGCTGCTTCGGCCTTCGGCGTCTTCTTGGCCGGTGCCTCCATGGCCGCGCCGGCGTCGAAATCCGCTTGCTCTTGCGCTTCCGCGGCGGCGAGTTCTTCGGTCGTTTGCGGGGTGTTGTTCTCGGCCATAGAATCAGTTGCCTTGGCAGTGAGGTGTGCGATGCACGGATTCAAATTGAGGACGGTCATCCGCGTGCTTGCGGGGATTGCCATCGCGGCCAACCTCGCCTTGGCGGGCGGCTTGCTGACCGACTGGCAATCGCTGTGGGAGAACTACGAGGCCGGCTGCCTGTTTGCGCCGAAGGACGTTGAGTTCAAGCAAGGCATGACACTTTGCCCGGGGCAGAGTGCGCACGGTGTGGTCACGTTTACTCTGCCGGCCGGCCCCGCCGTGCGGCGGTCGGGGGATGACAGCCTCTAACTCGGCGAGGTGGGTGGTGCGCTACGCTGATCTGAAATTCGTGCTGCACGGGTTCGTGCCGGCCGAAGAAGCGAAGAAGCTGGGGCGCTCAACTCCCGTCGTGATCGAGCATGCCGTTGCGACGCTTCTGAATGGTCGCAGCGTCTCTGTAATCCGCGGCATGAAGTCGGCCGGCAGTTTGAGGGACTTCGAGACCTGCCGGATGTTTGATTGGGAGCGCGCCGGTCAGCCGATCCAGCACGCGACGATCGAGAGTGTGCAGGAGGAGTTGGATGCAGTGGCCGCGTTACCGCCGCTCGGCATCGCCTAGTCAGTCGGGTCAAATTCGATCACCGGCCGGTCGTCGCCCAGCGCGATGATCAGCTTGAGGCACGCAATCTTGCCGCGCAGCGCTTGGGTTGCGTGCTCGGTCATGGCCGCGTCGTCGTTGCGTTGCCGCGCGGCGGCGAGCTGGTCTTCCAAGTGTGCCTTGAGGCGCCTCCACAGCGGCTGCGCCTTCTCGCCATCAGTGAGTTCGAAGTCATCCATGGTGCGGCGCTTGCTCGTAGAATCGCTTCGGCCACGGGTGCGGCGGCTCCGGCTTCAGCATGTCGGCCGCCGTGCGTGCGATGGTGACGGCCGCGGTCGGCGCCTGGCTTCCGCACCTCGCGCAGTACAGGAACTGCTGGTAGTTGCTGTGGCCGCACATGCAGCGCCAGGTCATCAGGCGATTCCTTCAGGAGACCATGCAATGAACGAGACCATTCCGTTCCCAATCGCGGTCTCGCCAGCAAAGGGTGAGATGCTGGCGCTGCTTGAGCGCGTGCGAACGGAAATCGAGGCCGGCGAATGCTTGGCCGTTGTGATTCTGCCTATTCATCCGAACAAAGAGTGGTCGACGCGGAGCGCCGGCGATATCGGGATGCTTGAGCTAGGCGGCATTCTTGGACGTGCCTGGTTGACGGCGATGGAGCGTCTCGGTTCGTGATGGCGCCGTGTAGCGCCGCCCGTTGCTCCAGTTCGCGCGCATCTTGATCTCGGACATCGGCACCCAGACGAGCTCGCCGGTTTGATCGAAGCAGACCAGCCACGAGTGCGTTTCCTCGTCACACCACCACGCGATGCACGTGCCCTTACGGCTGTTGGGGCGAACGCCGCGCGGAAGATCGGTAGACGTAACTTCGACCGGCAGCGGTGTGGCGAGCTCGTGGATCGTCATGGCGGGGGTGCCTGCTCAAACGCACGTCCGTTGCCAGCACGCCCCGGCGTCTGCCCGGGAGGCTGCGCACCGCGCCGCGGGCGTTGCGCACGGTTCTTTCGCAGGTCCGCCGCATTGTCCTCGGCATTCAGCGCGCGCTGCGTCTGCAATGTCATCGCTGTGCGCGCCAGCGTCGCCTTCACCTGGTCCAAACTCATCTGGTGCTTGTTGGCATAGTCCAGCATCGCCAGCTCGCGGCGCACCTGCATCTCGTGCAGCTTGACCGTCGCCTCGACGCGCGTGCGTTCCTGCTCCTGCGCGATCCGCTGCGCCTCATTCTGCACATGGCTGCCTTCCAGCACGTTCGCGGCGTGGGCAATCCGTTCCTCGGATGCGTCGCTCTGCTGCTCGCCGGTCTGCTTCGCCGCGAGCTGCTTCAGCGCGGTGTCCTGGGCGATCTTCGCGACCGTCACGGCAGGCGCTTCGGGCGGCGGTGCCGCCTCGATCTTCGCCTGCTCCTCCTCGGTGTACTGGAAGTCGACCGGGTCGAGCTTGTGTGCGCGAAGGAACTGCGTCGCCCACTTCTTCGGGTCGATGGCGAACGCCGGGTTGACGGCCATCTGCCCCATCTGCCCGATCGTCTGGTCCTGGATCGCTCGCTCCACCAACGCGATCGAGCCGTGCGCGTCGATCGTAAACTCACCCTTTTCATCGTCGGGAACGTCGGGGTCCAATAACAGCCACTCGTAGAATCCCCTCACCACCGGTTCGGTGATGAAGTCATCGAAGCTGTAGCCGATGCTGCGCACCAACTGGTTCGCGTTGGTGTCCTGAAGCTGTGTGGCTCCGAACGTGTCGGGCGTCGTCTCGCCAGACTGGCCCTGCGTGACGAGCGGAATCGAGGTCGACTCTTCGGCGAGCTGCATCCCGTATTGCACGATCTGCATCAGTGCCTCGGTCATGTTCGGGATCTGCACCACCGCGAACGCTTCACTGACGGGCTGCCCAGCGCCGTCGCCTGTTACCTCCCAGAATTTGTCCGGCGTGACAGTCCAGGAACCGTCCATCGGCTTCATGCGCGTGCGGTCAATGAAGAACTGGCTGCCGGCTGCCTTGCCGGCGTTGTTGAGCATCGCGCGCGTCGCAGCGTTCACCGTGCGCTGCGGCATCTTCAGTTGTTCGGCGACACCGATGCCGGCCCAGCTTCCTGCCCGGCGCTGCCACGGCACCGAGTGGTAGGGGAAGCTGCCGGAATCGAGCGGGTTGATCGTCGCCCGCACCGCGTGGTCGTTGATCAGAGTGACGATCGCATAGACCTGTTCCTGGTCGTCTGGTCCATCT